CGGGTGCGTTCGACAAGGTTCTGAACCGCCAGCGTGGCAAGCGTGACGTGGTGGCCCTGTTCAACCACGATGCGAACCAGCTGCTGGGCCGCACGTCGTCAGGCACGCTTGAACTGTCGAGCGACGAGAAGGGGCTGCGGTACTCGGTCGTTTTGCCGAACACGGAACTGGGCCGCACGATCGGCGAACTGACGGCCCGTGGCGACCTGCGCGGCTCATCGTTCGCGTTCACCGTGGAGCAGAAGGGGCAGTCGTGGGCACCGGGCGAGGACGGCGTGCCGCGTCGCTCGATCCGCGAGGTGTCTGGCCTGTTCGACGTGTCCGTCGTGACGCACCCGGCATACTCGTCTTCGTCTGCGGCCGTGGCCCGTCGCAGCATGGAGGCGTGGATGGCCGAGCAGGAAGAGACTCCGGTGCAGGCCGAGCCGGTGGACAACGGCAAGACGCTGACGAATCTGGCGGTGCGGGTGGCGGCTCGCCTGCGGGCTGCCAAGCTCAGGAGCATGCTGCGTGGCTAGACCAGGCGACCAGTGTCCGCAGTGCAAGCGTGGCCGCATTCGCACGTACACGAGCAAGGCCGCTGGCGACCAGCAGGTGCGGTACGTCGAGTGCCCGTGCTGCGAGTTCCGTGGCAAGGTTGTCGTGCCATCGGAATACATCTGCCGTCGTTCGTTCTACGTAGAACCGAAACGCTAGGGCAGCGGCGATTGCTCCCGTAGTGTGAACGACAGACACGGACTGTCACCGTTCACCAACTACGGAGCGCCACGGATGGCCACTCAACTCTCGAAGCTTCAGGACCGCGCCGCCGCTGTGGCTGCGATGCTCGCCGACCTTTCGGCCGTCGAGGACCGTTCCGCCGAGCAGGCCGCCGAGATGGAGAAGCTCGCCGTCGAAGGTGAGCGTCTCGAGGCCGAGCTTGCCCGCGAGCACTCCATCGCCGAGCGGATCACGTCGCTCCGCGGCAAGGTGGCTGCGACTGCGAAGCCGGTCGAGGTTGCGGCTGTTGAGCCGGTCGCCCGTCCGTCCCGCGACAGCGGCAAGGCCACGATGTTCCGGTCGTCTTCGGACGCCGAAGCCTGCGGCCGTTGGATTCGTGGCTACGTGTTGAACCGCGCCGAGGATCGTGCGTGGTACGAGAAGCACGTCGAGGCTCGCGCCCTGTCGCCCAACGACAACAACAAGGGTGGCGTGTTCATCCCCGACACCTTCGCTTCGACGGTCATCCGGCTGGTCGAGTCCTACGGTGCGTTCCCCGCCCAGGCCAACAACCTGCAGATGGCGAGCGACACGCTCTACATCCCGCGTCGGACCGCCGGCAACACCGCGTACCACACCGGTGCCAACAGCGAGACGACCGTGACGGACATGGCGACCGACAACGTCCTGCTCTCCAGCAAGGAAGTTCGCGTCGGCACCCGCGTCCCGAACCAGCTGATCGACGACTCGGCCATCGACCTGGCCGGGCTGGTTGCTCAGGAGTTCGCCCTGGCGATCGCCCTGCGGATCGACGAAGACGGCTTCATCGGGACCGGGGCTTCCGCCTTCGGCGGCATCCGCGGCATCCAGTGGAAGTTCGAGAACGAGACGCTGACGGCTGGCGTCCACGACTCCAGCCAGACAGCGGTCACTGCCCTGACGATCGACGACTTTGCCACGGCGATCTCAAAGCTGCCGACCTACGCTTCGCAAAGCCCGACCTGCGGTTGGTACTGCACCCCGCAGATGCACGCTCTGGCGATGCAGTCGCTGGCCCTCGGCGGCAACGGTGCCCTTGCCAACGAGATCGTGGACGGCGTCCGTCGGCCGGTGTTCATGGGCTGGCCGGTGTTCTTCAACAACGTCATGCGGAAGACTGCCGCCGCTACCCAGTGCGTGGCCCTCTTCGGCGACTTGAAGCGTTCGTCCCACTTCGCCCTCCGTCGGCAGGTTGCCGTCCGGGCGAGCACTGATCGCTTCATTGAATTCGATCAGACGTACTTCCAGGCGACCGTCTCCTACGACGCGGTGACCTCGGACGTTGGCGACGCCAGCAACGCCGGTCCGGTCGTGGCCCTCATCCTCTGACCCAAGCACCACAAGGAACCCTGAACCGTGAACCATCTCCAGAACTCTCGTTCCGTGGTCGCCCTGACGGACGCTGCGGGTCTCGCTTCGGCCAGCACGCTGACCGTGGCGGTCGATTGCCTCGGCTACGACTCGCTGTCGGTGGACGTGGGCTACCGCTCAATCGCCAACACGGCGGCTCCGAGCGTGGTCTCGCTGAAGCACAGCGACACGGACGGCAGCTACGGCACGATCGCCAGCCTGATCCAGAACACGGATTACACGCTGGCTGGCGTCGGCAACACGGCGACCGTCAACGTCAGCCGGTTCGAGGTCAGCACGAAGGGCCTCAAGCGTTACGTGCAGGTCTCGGTCACGCCGAGTTCGTCTGCGACGAGCAACGCGAGCAACAACACGGTGGTGGTGGCGGCCCGTCTGGGTCGCGGCGAGTCTGGCGTCGATTCGGCGTCGGACGCGAACGTCACCAACCGCGTGGTCCTGGGGTGAGTTTGACGACAACCTGAAACGAGGTTTGCCGTGGGCGCGGCTGCTTCTCCGATCGCCGGCATAAAGCCGGCTGTGCTGAATACTGGCTCGGGGCCGGTTCGCGTGCATTGCGCGATGTCGGTTCCGAGGCTTGGCTGGCAGGACCACATGTTCTGCTGGCCCAGGGGTCTCATCCCCTACGGCGTCGCACCAGTGCGGCTGGAAGGGGCTTTCTGGGGCCAGTGCCTCGAGCGTGTCCTCACGGACATGATCGAGAACGACCCGGAGCCTGACGGTCCGCCGCTGTGGATTCTGACGCTGGACTACGACAGCATCTTCCAGCCGGATGCACTGCCTCGTCTGCTGACCTACGCGACGGCGTCGGACTACGACGTGGTGGCTGCGGTGCAGATGAAGCGGCGGCACGACGAGCCGCTGTTCACGATGATGTCGGAGGACGGCACGCGGGCCGGGAGCATTGGCCGCGACCAGCTGATCTATCACAACATCATGCCGGTGAACACGGCTCACTTCGGGTTCACGCTCATCCGAGCGTCGGCCCTGAAGAAGCTGAAGCACCCGTGGTTCCTCGGTAGGCCAAACGCAGATGGCCGGTGGGACGACGGCCGGATCGACGACGACATCCACTTCTGGATCGAGGCTCAGAAGGCCAGGCTGAAGTTGGGCGTCTGCCCTCGGGTGGCTCTTGGGCACGCCGAGGTCTGGTTCAAGTGGCCCGATGTCAACATGCAGCCGTTGCTCCAGCATCCCGGGGATTTCTGGGATCGAGGCGGGCAACCCCCGGACAAGGTGTGGCAATGAGCAGCACGCAATACCCAACGGTCTCGGTGCGGATCACTCGACCGGTCCGCACCTACAAGACGGGTCAGGTCGTGGACGTGACTGGCGGCCTGGCGGACATGCTGGTGCGTTCTGGCTACGCCGTGCGTGACGAGCAGCCGCAGATCAGGTTCGCCGTAGCTGACGAGCCGCAGGAGGTCGAGCGAGCCGAGGCACCCTACGCCAAGGCTGGGAGGCGACGCCGTGCGGGCAAGTAGCAACTACCGGTCGCTCATCGTTGCGACGGCCAGCGGGGTAGGCGATCGGCCTGTGTCGGTGGCGGATGCCAAGGAGCATCTGCGGATCGTCGATATGACGACCGACGATGACTACATCGGCGTGTTGATCGACACGGCGACCGCGTGGTGCGAGGACTACTGCGACCGCACCTTCGCCGATAAGACGTACACCGTGGCGTTCGACGACTTCGTGGACTTGCGGATTGGGCTTCCGCGCCCGCCCGTCCGCCTGAACGCGACGGCCGCGAGCGCCACGGTGACTATTTCCTACGTGGACCAGGGGGGCACCACGCAAACACTGACGTGGGCGCAGTCTGGAACGCAGCAGTTCCGCCTAGACCGCGACCACGTCCCTTCGCTCGTCTACCCGAAGTATCTGGAGAACTGGCCGAGCGTGCGGCTCGACGACAACAGCGTGCAAGTGACGTACCTGGCTGGCTACGGTGGAGCGGCGAACGTGCCGACGCCGGCCAAACACGCGATCAAGATGTTGGTGGGTTTCTGGTACGCGAACCGGGAGTCAGTCCTCGTCGGCAGCATCTCCAAGGAACTTGAGTTCGCCGTATCGGCCCTGCTGGCCAACCTCCGGTGGAGGCAATACGCATGAGCATCGAGGGACGGATCGCGATCGACGTGGGCTACACGGATTCGGCGACGAGCACAGCGG